TGACCAGTTTGACCAAGACGTTCTTGGCTACTTGTCAGGCTTTAAGCAGTCTGCTCTGCATGCAAATGCAGACACCGCAAACGACGTAACAAACGGCTCCGTAGCTGTTTCTACTGCCGGTGCGGACGAACTGCTTGCAAGCATGAAACTGGACGGCAGCGACTTTAACGCTGGTTCTAGCGGCAACTCGATTGCCCTGACCGTTCGTACTGGTAATACTGCAGCACCTACTGCTGCTGGTAACGCCAACCCGCTGTCAGTTATTGCCCGTATGGGTCGTAAACTGGACCAGCAAAATGTAGACTCGCAAGGCCGCTGGCTCGTAGTTGACCCAGTTTTTGCTGAACTTCTGAAGGACGAAGACTCACGTCTGTTCAACGCTGACTTCGGCGGTTCTGGTCTGCAAAATGGTCAGATGGCTGGAACCATTCATGGCTTCACCATCCACGTGTCTAACAACCTTCCATCAATTGGTTCCGGTCCTGCTACTGAAGCAGACACCAACTCAACCAACTACGGTGTGATTGTTGCTGGTCACTCGTCTGCTGTTGCAACTGCAGAGCAGATTAACAAGACCGAAACCTACCGTGACCCTGACAGCTTTGCTGACATTGTTCGTGGAATGCATTTGTATGGCCGCAAGATTCTTCGTCCCGAAGCACTTGTTAACGCCATCTACAACGTCCGTTAAAGGGAGATTAGAAAATGGCTACAATTACTGCTACTCTTGCTCCCGCTATGGGTAACTCCCAGCGTGGACGCAATCCGTACATGGTTGAGCAGGTCGTTGACCTTACTGCTAACAGCATCAATCCTAACGGTGACGTAGTACAGTGTATCACTGTTCCTGCGAACACCAAGATTCTTGCTGCTGGTTTTCAGGTAACTTCCAGTGCAACTCAGAACACGGGTACTGATGCTACTGCCATCCTTGGCACTGGCGCAGACGACAACGAATACGTAACAGCGTTTGACATTGACGGTGCTGCTGATGGTGCTTATGCACCTAGCGTAACTGTCTCTGCTGACCTTGTTATCGGCTCTGCTGATACGCTTGACCTGACCCTTGCGGGTTCAGGTGCATCGTTCACTGCCGGTGAAATTCGTGTCTTCGCCGTGATGATGGATGTAAGCGCACTTGGCGAAATGGAAGCTGCTGAAGTTTCCCGTGACCAAGCCTAATTAAACGAGGGGGCTAGGCAACTGGCCCTCTCTTTTTACCTTTAAGGATTTCAGATGGCATATACCTACCTTGACATCACGAATGAAGTATTGGCTCGTTTTAATGAAGTAGCATTGACGAGTTCTAACTTTACTGCATCTCGTGGATTTCAAACACAGTGTAAGAATGCTGTGAACGATGCCATCAATTACATTTTTCAACGAGAGTTCGGGTGGTCATTTAGCCACGAACTTCAAACCGAAACTCTTGTAGCTGGCACCACACGTTACTCAATCGGTGCTACAGTTTACAACGTAGACTACGAGACCTTCCGTATTTCAAAGGATGACTCTCTTGGTGTGGCTGGTACAACGCTGCGCATAATGGACTATAACCAGTATGTCGATACACACATCGACCAAGAGAGTACATCAGATGTAGGTGCAGTGCCGCTGTATGTATTCCGTACACCAGATAACAATTATGGCCTGTACCCTTACCCAGATAAAGCATACACACTCAAGTATGACGCATATGTAAGGCCGACTGCTTTGTCTGCGGCTACAGATGCTCCAACCATTCCTGAACAGTTTCGTCAGGTAATTGTAGATGGTGCCACCGCATACGGCTATCAGTATCGTGGTGAGGCACAGCAGTACGGCATTAACTTTGCTAGGTTTGAAGAAGGCATTAAGCATATGCAGAGTTTGTTTATTAACAGGAACTATAGCTACGTGCGTTCTACGTACATTCCGCAATCACAACGGTACGGTACTTCAGTATTTCCGACAGGGGGCTAACACATGGCTGATGAAGCGCAACTCAGTCCGTATGTGTTTGCCTGTGAAGGTGGATTGGTTCTTGACCAGCCAACCTTTAAGATGCAACCCGGTATGGCTCTGGAACTAGAAAACTTTGAGCCGGATGTTCGGGGTGGCTACAGACGGATTAACGGCCACACTAAATGGAACAGCAACATTGTTCCGCAGACATCATCCTCTACTGAAAAGGTATTGATGTCAGCATTCTTCGACGGTAACGATAAGGTTATTGCTGCACGTGGGGAGAAAGTATTTGAAGCAGCTAGTGGTAGTGGTTCATGGTCAGAGATTGACACAGGTCGTACTAGTGCAGGTAAGTACACACATCATCGTTACAACTTAGGTGGCACAGAGTTTATTGTTTGGGCAGATGGTGCCAACCACGCTACCAAGTATGATGGCACTACAGTAACAGACCTTAATGCTACAGGCGCACCAGCTAACCCAAAGTTTGTGACAGGTTTTAAGGACGCACTATTCTTTGCAGGGCATAGTGCTAATCCAGAAGAGATTATCTTTACTGCACCCTTTACCGACAGCGACTTTAGTACAGCTAATGGTGCAGGTAGTATTCGTATTGACAGCCAAGTAACAGCACTGTTTCCGTTTCGTAATGAACTAATTATCTTTGGCGAAGAACGTATATACAGACTGACAGGTAACACAGTTGCAGATTTTGTACTCCAACCAATTACAAGAGATATCGGATGCCTTAACGGCTTTACTGTCCAAGAACTTGCCGGTGACATCATATTCCTTGGGCGAGATGGTCTTCGCACCGTTGCAGGTACAGAAAAAATTAATGATGTTGAACTGGGAACTATATCAGGCAATGTCAAAGAACTGTTTGATGATACTGACGTAGACGAGTTTGAGAGTACAGTTATACCGGGCAAGACACAGTATCGTCTATTCAAGTCTGTAGCAGGTTCTGTTGAAAGTACAATCACAGGTGTAATTGCAGTTCGTAAACAACAAGGCTTTGAGTTCTCTACAATCAAAGGTCTTAAACCTTCCTCGACTGACTCGTTTACGGCACAGGGTGAAACATTCGTACTGCATGGTGGCTATGATGGATATGTATATAGGCAAGAGTCTGGCAATACATTTGATGGCACAAACATTATAGGACGCTATCGTTCACCTGACATGACAATGGGTGATGCTGGTATACGTAAGAACTTCCAGCGTGTAATCATTAACTACTCACCTACGGGTGCTATTAACTCTGATTTGTTTTTGCGGTATGACTATGAGTCACCCGCTGCTGCAAGACCCGCCGCTTATCCATTCGACAGTTCTTTGGTAGTGGCACTATACGGTTCAGCCGTATACGGCACATCTACATACGGTGGTCAGTCAAACCCATTGGTAAGACAGCCGGTAGAGGGAAGTGGCTTTGCTGTAGCCATGCGAGTGGTAGACAATGCAACATCAGCCCCATATACACTTAAAGGTTTTCAGTTAGAATTTGATGCAGGAGCAAGACGCTAATGGCAGGTTATACTAGACAATCCTCGTACACAGACGGCGACGTTATTAATGCTGCCGATAGCAACAATGAATTTGACCAAGTTCTTGCTGCTTTCAATAATAGCAGCGGCCACAAACACGACGGAACAGCATCAGAAGGTCCAGTCATTGGGCTGATTGGTGATGCTGGCTCTACCGCACCTAAGAACAAAGTTGTCGTAGACGACACCAACAATCAAGTAGAAATTAACATTGACGTATCTGGCACAAGCACTGAACAGCTTGTTATCAAGGATGGCGTCATTGAGCCTACCACAGATGACGACATTGACCTTGGCTCTACCGGCAAAGAGTTCAAAGACCTTTATCTTGATGGCACTGCAAACATTGATACGATTGATGCAGACGCTGCTACCATCGACAGCCTGACTGTTACTTCTGGTACGGCTATCACATCTATTGACACAGACATTAGTTCAGTCTCTGGCTCAGATGATACATTAGCATCAGCAAAGGCGATTAAGACATACGTAGATGCACAAGTCACAGCACAAGACCTCGACTTCCAAGCAGACTCCGGTGGCGCACTTAATATCGACCTTGACAGTGAGACTCTCACGTTTACTGGTGGCACAGGTGTTGATACTAGCGGTTCAGGTAACGCTGTTACTTTTGCTATTGACAGCACAGTAGCCACCCTCTCTGGTTCTCAGGCACTCACCAATAAAACTATTGACGTAGACAGTAACACTGTATCCAACATTGAAGTAGACAATCTGAAGTCTGGTGTACTGGACACAGACCTGTCATCTGTTGCCGGTACAGATACTACACTAGCATCTGCAAAAGCGATTAAGGCATATGTGGACGCACAGGTTACTGCATCTGACTTGGACTTCCAAGGTGATAGCGGTGGCGCACTTAGCATTGACTTAGACAGCGAAACCCTAGACATTGCTGGTGGTACAGGCATTGACACATCTGGCTCTAGCAATACGCTTACAGTAGCTATTGACAGCACTGTAGCTACACTGTCAGGCTCACAGGCTCTGACTAACAAGACTATTGACGTAGACAGCAACACAGTCTCTAATATTGAGGTTGATAACTTCAAGGGTTCAGCCATTGTAACTGAATCCGAAGGTATTGGCTCCAGCGATAATGACACCTCTCTGCCAACATCTGCGGCAGTCAAGGACTATGTAGATACACAAATTACTGCAGAAGACCTTGACATTACCACAGATTCTGGTACAATTGCGATTGACCTCGACAGTGAAACACTGACTGTTGCAGGTGGTACTGGCCTAGACTCTAGTGCAACAGGCAATTCAGTAACACTGGCAATCGACAGCACTGTAGCTACACTCTCCGGCAGTCAGACACTTACTAACAAAAGCATTGATGCTTCCCAGCTTACTGGCACCGTAGCTAATGCACGACTTGATGCACAGCTTCAGGATGTGGCAGGGCTGGCGGTAACCAACGGCAACTTTATCGTAGGTGACGGCAGCAACTTTGTAGCAGAGTCTGGTGCGACTGCACGTACATCACTTGGTCTGGGTACAGCAGCCGTGACAGATACAGGTATCAGCAACGGCAACGTGGCTGTATTTACCAGCGGTGCAGCAGATGATGACTTCCTTCGTATTGATGGTACGTCTATCGAAGGCCGGTCTGCAGCAGAAGTGTTGTCAGACATTGGTGGTCAGGCTTCACTGACATTCGGTATATCAAACACAAATGCTGTAAAGATTGACAGTGCGTCAGTCGCAGATGATGAGTATGCTAGGTTCACAGCTAACGGCCTTGAGAGCAGGTCTAATTCAGAAGTTATTTCCGATATCGGTGCCGTAACTGCTGCAGATGCTGCTAACGAAGCTACAGCCCTTGCAATTGCACTTGGCTGATGAAATAAATGCTTGACAAAGCGCTATGAGTATGGTATAATTATACTACAATTTGGAGAAATAAATGGCTAATACATTCAAAGTTGTATCGCATGACGTTATGCCAGCATCTAGCGGTACTCCAGAAGACCTATACACAGCACCGGGTAGTACAACTACCATTATCTTGGGTATGGTCTTGGCTAATGTACACACCAGTCAGGTTACAGCCAGTGTAAAGCTGGTCAGTGACACATCTGGTGGTGGACGTTCAGCAACCAACACAACAACATTCCTGTTGAAAGATGCCCCCATTCCTGTTGGTGCATCTCTTGAAATCCTTGCCGGTAACAAAGTAGTGCTTGAAACTACAGATAAAATTCAGATTGACTGTTCCGTAGCGGATAAGGTCAGCGTAACTATGAGCATGATGGAGATAACCTAATGCCGTATCTGGGTCAGCAAACAGCCGATAACTTCCAGAGTACGACTGCAGTACAGCG